TTGTCGTTGTCCAGGCCGCCCGGAGCCCACTGCAGGGCTTCCAGTTCCTCGACGAGCATAGCGCACTCCTCACCGAGGAGCACCACTTCGCCCCGCTCGAGGGCCCCATTGAGGAGCTTGCGAAACCCGAGCTTGTTCGCCTTCTCGGCGGCCTCGACCGGTATCAGGTACCGCGTCCGCATCTCGTTCGCGTACCCGGACCCGAGCGCGCCGACGTCCATCACGACCCGGCATTCCGGATACATGCCCAGCACGGAGCGAATGCGGTCAGCAATGGTCGATGGGATGAGCCCCGCCTCCGCCCATCCCTTGACCACTACCGCGCGCGCATCGTCGTGGGTCCAGAACATGAGCGCGAACGCGGTCGACGGCCGGATCTCGCTGCTGCCGAGGTCGACCGCGAGCACGGGATACCAACCATCGAGGCGCGGGAGTTCCTCGAGGAGGTTGCGACCTCGGTCGAACCGGTAGACCAACCCCTCTCCGGAATCAATCCACTGGCCGTCTCGGAGCTGCTGCCGCGTGACGTCGTCGAGCAGGGACAGGTTCCGCTCGTACTCCTCACGGTTCAGGTGCGGGTTGTCGTCGAGACGCGCCGGGACGAACGCCCGGGACGCGTCGCCCGGCGCCACGAAGCGGCGCTTGACCCATCCGTGCCCGATGCCGCCTGGGTTGGTCGCCGCGCGCATCGCGAGCGGGGTCGAGTCGCCGGCCCGGCGGCGCAGGCGGCTCAGGAGGTACCGATACGGCTGCTCGGGCCACTGCGTGAGCTCGTCGATGGCGATGCGGTGGAACTCGGCGCCCTGGTACCTGTAGACGTCCGCTGGGGTCTCGCAGAACCCGAACTGCAGTCGCGCGCCGCCCGAGAACGTGAACACCTTCCCGACCTCGGACCAGCGCACGTCCTGCCGCCCCGCGAGCCACGACTTCGCGCGGTCCATGATCGCCCCCGGTAGCGCGAGGTCGGGGAGGGTCCGGCGCAGGATGAGCCCAGAGAAGCCCGGCCGGTCGCACCAGCGAAGCATGTCCATCAGCAGGCAGTCCGACTTCCCGCCGCCGGCCGCCCCGCCGTAGAGCGCCTCGAGGGTGTCGAGCGCGAGGAAGCGGGCCTGCGGTGCCGTCGGCGAGTGTGGACAGTACGGGATCGCGCCCGCCGCACCTCGGGCTCGCTGGGCTTGCAGTCGCGCGCGCAGCGATGCCAGCGGGTCCGTCAAGGCCGCCACTCGACGTGGTGCTGCAGGGCCAGGACCTGCACGCTGGGCGTCAGCCACAGGCACCGCTTCGGCGTGCCGCCGCACACCTCGAGGACGAGCGCGCGTCCGATGCCCTGCCGCCGCCGGGTGTCGCGCACGTACACGTAGGCCAGCACGCCCGGCGAGCCGCAGGCCCAGCCGTAGATCCGATCCTGGTCGTCGACGTCGCACGCCACCGCCAAGCGATGCCGGCGCATGTCTTGGGCGAGCCTCGTCCGCAGCAGCTCCTTCCACTCGCGGGGCTTGGCGCCCGTCATGTCGTGCAGCTGGGAGCCGGACGACTCCGCCCACGAGCTCGCGATGTAGCCCGCGTCCCTGTCGACGCCGGCCTCGGCGAGGATGCCGGCGCGGAGCATCACCCCGGGAGCAATCTCGCGACTCACGAGCCTTCCCCGAGGCGCCGCAGCAGGGCCGCGCGCTGCTCCGCCGTCAGCATGGACAGCGCATCCTCCGCGATGGCCTCGGGCGTATCCTCGGGCGGCGGAGGCACCAGCGCGACCGTCTGCTCGACGCGCCGCTGGTCGCCGTACGAATCGCGGTCCCACTTGCTGAGGAGCCACTGCAGCGTCGAGGCCCGCACCTTCGCGACGGATGGATCCTCGACGACCTCGCCGAGCGCGATCGCGCGCAGGTCGGACTCGAGGCGCTCGACCTTCGCGGCGTGCGCGGCCGCGAGCGCCTTGCCCCACTCCGGGTCGTACCGGCACCAGCCCGCCAGTTGCCCGTGCGAGAAGCCGTATTCCGCCGTGATCTCGACCGCCGCCCCGCGTTCCGTGACGCCAGAGGCGATGGCGTCGATCCACGCGCGAAGGGCCAGCTCGCGAGGCTCTGTTGTCGCGCCCGCGCGCGCGTTTGATGCGGGACCTCGAGTCTTCCTCGCCATCACTTCCTCCGCTTGAGAGTCAGGCGCACGTACCTGCCGCGGTCGCCAATTTCCACGACGACGACTCGCTCCTTGAGCCACTGCGGATACCCCTCGAGCTCGCGCTTGGTCGCCTCCTCGCCGAGCGTCACCAGCGGCCCGTCGTAGAGCCACTCCATCACACGCCTCCCCCGCGCAGGTCGGTCCCACCGACGTCGTGCAGGCCCTTGCCCTCCTGGTCCTTCCAGAGCACCTGACCGAGCCGGCTCATGGTGCGCTTGTCGTAGTACGCGCCAGCGAATCGGGCTCTGATTGCCTCGCTCCGCTTGTTGGTGAGTGCGATGGTCGGAGTCGAGCGGCGGCGGCGCATTTCGACGAACTCGTGTAGAGCGACCCGGGCGTGCTCTGCCTGCGCCCGCTCCTCGAGACCGACCTCGTCGAGGACGACCAGGTACTGCCCGCCCAGGCGAGCCCATGCTGCCGTCGCAGACCGGACCGAGCGCTCCCGGTCCCGGTACATGCGGATCACGTCGAGGAAGCTCACGTAGCGGCCGCCAAGCTCGGCCAGCGCGTGGGCCGCGGCGAGGGTCTTGCCGACGCCTACGGGCCCACCGATCCAGATCCACGGGGCGCCTCCGGACTGCCAGAGTGCCATCCAGCGCCGAACCAGTCGGAGCGACTCGGTCTGCTGCGCGCTGCCGTCGAGCACGAGCGCTTCGTCGCCCTCGGCGAAATGGTTCGTGATGCCGCTCGAGCGCAAGCGCTCACGCCGCGCGTCGCGGTGAATGCTGGCCTCGTAGCGCTGGATCTCGTCATCGGTCTTCGGACTCGGGATGTTCCCCAGGATGTCGAACAGGGTCCGTGCGAGCAGCATATCACACCTCCGGGCCGAAGCGGCTCTCGAGCGAGGGCACGTCGGAAAAGTCATCGGGAACGTGGTTGGGAGTCACGGCCGAACGCGCCGCGAACTCCCCAGCACGGGCGGCGAACAGCGCGAAGGGCCAGCCGTTAGACGCGGCGTACTCGTCGGCGTGGAACGCTGCGACGGCGCGCCGCGTCCAGGGCACGAGCTCGCCGTTCGCGGGCGCCTGGTCGAGCAGGGCCCGGCAGCGCTCGGCGGTACGTCGCTCGTCCTGCGTCGGGGTGCCCAGCCGGCCGAGCAGGATCCCGCTCACCGTCGGCACCGAGCCGGCCGCAGGCACGCGGCCGAACACCCGACGCCACTCGGCCCACACCGCCTCGACCACCGGGACCGATACATCACCCGACGGCGGGGGTCGCGCGGGCGTCGGCGCGGTCGCGCGGGTGGGCGCAGGCGCGCGCGTCTGAGACCCCGACCGATGTATGGGAGGGGTCTCAGGACGGGTCGGGTCGGGTCGGGCCGGGACGGGTCGGGACGGGTCGCTGTGACTAACGCCCCTGTCACCTGTGACTGACGGCGGCGTCACGGCGTCAGTCACGCCCTCGTCACGCGTGACAGCCGACGTGACGCGGCGCTCGCGGGAGCGCTGTTGCCGCAGTTTTCCGGAGTCGCGCTTCGCCTCGACCTCCGTCCGGGTGGGCTGGTGGTCGGTCCAGTCGTGGTACGCCCAGCCGTCCCCGGATGGCTCCCATAACCCGACCCGGACAAGGGCGGAGACGGCCCGGTCGCGGTCCTTCGGGGCCCAAAGAGCCAGCGTCCGGGCCAGCGCAGCACGGGTCACGACCCCGTCCGTGAGGTCCCGGGCGCACGCCACGCCCACCATGAGCCAGCACGCGACGGCCAGCGGCTGGTCCGCTCCCAGGGCGTCGACCTTTCGGTGCGTGCCGAAGCCGTCATCCACTCGAAACCACGTCATCGAGACACCTCCTGCGGCCGGCCATGCCGGCCCGCGAGATTGCGCATCAGGCACGGCGTCAACGCCGCCGGCCACGTCGACAGGACCCCACACAGCCGACACCGCCAGACTCCGGGGCGCGGGCCCGCGCGCCACTCGTGCCGCGTCTCAGGCAGAAGCGTGCTCACGCCGCACCCCCACGCTGCTCGAGCTCCGAGCGATACCGAGACAGGCAGGCGCGCGCCTCGAGGAGGAGCCACCGGCGCCCGCGGACAAGCTCGCGCTGGTAGCGCCGAAGCGCCCTGCGTGCCGTGGCGAGCAGTTCCCGCGCCTCCGCCAGCTCGAGGCCGGACGCGGCCCTGCCAGGGCACGGCGAGCTCGCTCCGGGCCAGGAGGCCAACATGCCGCATCGAGCGCATCGCAGGCGCGCTTCGCCCGTCTCATGGCGGCCGTCCGATTCCCACCGGTGATTCATGCGCCGCCTCGGTAGCCCTTGGCCGGCAGAGCTGCGCGAGCCCGCCACGGGTGCGTCGACCTCGGGGCGCGCGCCGCCGGCCGCTTGCGCGGGATCGGCGCCCCCGTCGGCGGCGGCACCTCGGACACGGTCACCCAGGCGCCGACCTCGCCCTGGTACAGGCGCACGACGACGAGCTCGCACACCCGCGCGTCGTCGAGGTAAAGCACCCCGGAAAGGCCGTCGAGGATGGCCTTCGCGACGTTGTCCAGATCGCCGCGCGCCGCCTCGCGGCAAAACCGCAACTCGACGCGATACCACCCCACCAGACTCCACGGCTGTGAGCGCTGGTATTCGCTGCGCGCCTGCAGCGCATACAGCCCGACGCGCCGCTCGTATTCCCGGGTCTTCGGCGGCGTCACACCGCGCCCGCCGACCACGCGCGCGCGCTCTTTCGGGATCGGGTCCCCTGGGACGTAGACGAGCAAGCTCATCGCACCCACCCCACGACGGTGCCGCGCTCATCCCGGACGCGCGAGAGCTTCACCGCGGCGAAGGCAGTCTTGCCACCAGAGGCCCTCGACGAGGGCGAGGCGAACGCGGGGCGCTGGACGAATGGCCGTAGCTCGATCAGGCGCCATTCGCGGTCCAGCCGAGACCAGATCCGCTCATAGCTGCGCTGGCTCTCGAGCAGAGCCAGACGCACCAGCGCAACCACGCGCAGGCTTTCGTCCATTGCCTTGCCGAGGAACAGGCTGTCGAGGCCGCCCTCGTAGGGCGGATTCATCACGCAGAGGTCGTATGGTCTGCTCGGCGCCGGGCGCTCGAGATAGTCGTCGACGTGCACGCGCACGCGGCACGGCCACTCCATGGCCTTCTCGGTCAGCACCCCGGCTGCGCGAACGTCGAGCTCGATGGCGTCGACGACCGTGTCGGGGCTCGGGACGATCTCGGCGACGAGGGCGTCGATCAGCGCGCCGTGTCCCGCGGACGGCTCGAGGATGCGCCATGGTTCGACGCCGGCCAGCTCCGGCCGCCGTAGGGCCGCCGAGTAGGCCATCCTGCCCAGCACGGCGGCGGCGTCCGGGGGCGTGTACCAGGCCGAACTCGCGCGGGCGCGGGCATGAGGCTCCGATGGCAGCGGGTCGATGCCGGCCAGCCTCATCGCGACCACCACCCGAACCGGTTCAGCGTCGGCCCGCAGTCGACCTCGTGCCAGCGCGCTCCTCGGCGAGCCCGCCGCCGCACGTCATCGGACGAGCCCCACGACACCGGCGGAGACGAGCAGACGCGCCGCTCCTGAGCGATGAGCTCTCGGGCCTCCTCGAGCGTCGCGAGCCATGCGTCGCGATGAGAGTCCCACCGAGCCAGCCGCCAGCCGTCGGGCCGCCGCTCGTCGATAAGGCCGCGCAGCCAGGGCCGCGTGATCGGCGCGTCGCCGTGCAACCGCGGGGACAGCTCGCCGAGAGCCTCCACCCACGATTCTCCGGTGCGCTCGATGCGTCCCCGGACGACCTCGGCGATGGCCGCGCAGTCGTGCGAGTCGACCGCCCACCCTCGCTCGGACACGCACGTCCGCGCGAGCATCACGGCGGCGTCATCGTCGACCTGGGCGATGGCGGTGCCGCACCCGCGCAACGCGGACGCGCCGACCAGCATCGCGGTGATCACGATGCCCGCGGCCACCAGCTCGGCCCAAAGCTCGCGCCGCCGGGCGCGTCGCACCTCGGGGTGGTCCAGCCTCACAGCCGCACCCCGTAGAGCGCGAGCGGGCAGGACTCAGGGCGCGGCTCTCGACGAGGGTGCCGCGCCGGACGGGTCGGGTAGTACCGGCAGACCACGAGCTCGGCCTCGGGGCGGGGAGGCTCGCAGTAGTCGCAGTCGACGCACCGCGGAGGGAGGAGAATCATCGGCGCCCCCGCGCGAGGTCGACCGCCCCGCCGATGAGCGTCGACGCAACTGCCACCGCCCCCACGGCGAGGAGGAGGCTGGCATCGAGCGCGAGCGTGCGCAGGAAGCCCCTCATGGGTTCTGCGCCTGCGCGGTTGCCCATCGGAGCGCCTCGGTGATGGCGTCGGCCAGGGTGCCGCCGGAGCACGCCCGGCTCGTTTCGCCGACGGTGGCGGTCGCCCACCACGTGCCCTCGCCGCGGTGCAGGGACACCGTGCAGCCGATGGAGATCAGCGCCGCCTCGAGCTGGCCCAGCGTGGACCAGGGCGTCATGGCGTCACCGTCGGGCCGCGGCCGCGGCCTGCGATCAGCCAGTCCACCGAGACGCGGAGCGCACGGGCGAGGCCGACGACCGCCTCGGTCTTCGGCATCTGCCGGCCGCACTCGTACCGGGACACCGCCTGGTCGTTCACGAGCCCGCTCGCGCGCGCGAGTTGCGACTGAGACAGCCCGCGATGACGGCGCGCAAATGCGAGCCGCTCAGAGAAACTTTCGGTCATGCGTGGACGTATAGGCGAGAGCGCCTATAATGTCAATTCTCGGGCGGGCGGTCAGACGGCGCGGTCGCGCCCGGCCCGCCCCGGTGGGACCGTCCCCTCGTGTCATTCCCAGCGAGATTGAAGCAGGCGCGGCGGGCAAGGGGCCTCTCTCAAGAGGCCGCCGCCCGGCTAGTCGACACGTCGCTGATCACGATCTCGCGGTGGGAGCTCGGCAAGGTCGACTCCCCCGACTCGGCGATTCTGGGGCGCCTCGCCGAGGTGTACGGGACGACCGTCGACTGGCTGCTCAAGGGCGACGTCCAGGTCGAGCGAGAGCGGCCCGGCCAGCCCGAGCTCGAGGCGCTCATCGTGGAGCGCGAGTCTGCCGGGCGACCCATCCCGGCCGAGGTCGTCGCTCGCCTCCGCAAGGATCTGCACTCCTGGGACGGCGTGGTGACGCGGGACCAGCTCGTCATGCTCCTGCCGGTGGCAGCCGAGCGAGCCGCGGCGCTCGACCCGGCGCCGCCGCCGGTGCCCGAGGGGCGGCGCCGGGTCCCGCCGGCCCGGCGTCGCTGAGTCAGTCCGCCGCACGTTGGATCGTCCGGGCTCGCGTGTACTCGACGCGGTTGGAGGGAATCGCCCGGGATCTGCTTGAGTCGTCGCTCTGCGGCGAGGATGGCGCCGTGGACGCCTATGAGCTCGCCGCCGCCTGCGGCCTGCACGTAGAGCATGCCGACCTGCCCGGGGCGGTCCTCATGGGCGACACCATCTTTCTCGGGCGGCGCACGCCCGCCGCCCAGGTGCACCTCCGCATCGCGCACGAGATCGGCCACTGGGCCCTCGACCGGGACGGCCACGACCAGAGCGAGCAGGCGGCGGACTACCTCGCCGCGGCCCTCCTCGTGCCGCGAGAGCAACTCGACCGCGCCCTCCGCGGCGGCTGGGACCTCGAGGCCCTCCGCCAGCGGTTCTGGCACGCCCCAGCCAGCGCCATCGCCTGCCGCATCGCGCAGATCCGCCAAGCCACGGCTGCGGTCTACGACGACGGGCGCCTCCGACGACGCGTGGGCCCTGTCGCGCCCGTCGAGGCAGACCTCCTCGCCGCGGCTCACGAGACCCGCGCTCCGGCGCGCCTCGACGCCTGCACCGGCGCCTGGCCGCTGTTCGGCGCGGTGCGCCGCGTGGTCGTGCTCGTCGCCACGGCGTGAGATCGCGCATAGTCGCCAGCGACCATGCGTTGACGTATCGGCGCTCTCGACTCACTGTCCGCGCATGGACTCCGACGACCCGCGCCCCTTCGCCGACGCCGTCGCCGCGCTGGACCTCTCCGTGGTGTGGCGCTGGTACGCCACGCTCCGCCCGCGCTGCGCCGCCAACCTGACCGAGGTCGACCCGTACACCGGCGAGGGCTTCACCGATGACGAGATCGAGCGCTATGCCCGCGCCGAGCTCGCCGACGCGCTCGACGAGGCCGAGTTGCGCCGCCCGGCCACGGGCTGGTCGCTGATCGATCTCATGCGAGCCGAGCAGGCGCGCATCAACGAGGCCCGGGCCTGGATTGCCCAGGCGCCAGAGGAGGACGTGCCGCTCTACGTCCGCGAGGCGGGCTGGCTGTTCGAGGAGGCGTGGTGATGGACGTCGACTTCTCGCTCGATGCCATGTACCCGGCCGCGGCCCCCGCTGCGCCGCCCGCCGATCCGTGGCTCGCTCGCCGGCTCCTGTCTTTCGGAGCCTCGGAGGCCCTCGCGCTCCTGCTCGCGCTCGGTCTCGAGCAGCCCGACGGCGAGACGCCGAAGTACATCCTCGACGCGGCGGCGCGGCTGTTCGCAGTCAAGGCCGGCGCGCGGAAGGCCAAGGCCGCGGGTCGCGCTGCGCAGCTCGGGAGCGATGCCGAGCGGCCTCTGGTCGCGG